CTGAATCAGCCAGGGCTGATGCGGAAGGAAAGAGAACAAAAGCTGAAAAGTCCAGGACCGACACGGAAGCTGAAAGAGTTACTGCTGAAAAAAACAGAAAAGATGCAGAAGACGTCCGGGCCGGAAATGAGAAATCAAGAATTGCAGCTGAAAATAATAGAAATGAAGCCGAAGGGAATCGCAATAAGGCTGAAAATGAAAGATCCGAAGCGGAATCTGCCAGAGTCCAGGCAGAGCAGGGAAGAACTCAGAATGAAGAAGTAAGAATATCTGCTGAAGAAGACCGAGCGTCTGCTGAACAGCTGCGGGTTCAGGCGGAAAATACCAGAAACAGTGCTGAAAAATCCAGAACTGATGCGGAAACTCAGAGGCTTACTGATGAAAAAAGCAGAAACTCGGCAGAAACCGCACGAAGCGCTGAGGAAACAAAACGGTCTCAGGCAGAACAGGACAGATCATCTGCCGAAAGTCTCAGAGCAGAAGCCGAATCTTCCAGAAAGAAAGCAGAGGAAGCCAGGGAAAAGGAGGAAACAACCCGAAAAAGCTCTGAAGAATCCCGGATAGCTTCAGAATCGGCAAGAGTAAAGGCGGAGGCTTCCCGTGTGGCGGAATCTGCAAAGGCCGTTGAGAATGCAAACGCAGCCGCAGAGGCAGTAAAGGCACAGGTAAATCACATCGCATTTCAAGTTGATCCGGAAGATGGCGGCTTGAATATCATATATACCGAATAACTAGAACTCGTAAGATTTCCTTACCAGTTCTTTTTATATACAAAAAATAAAGGAGGAACAAACAGAAATGGCAACAGGCGAGCAGGCTGTAATAAATTTTCCAAGGGAAAAAACCTTGCAGGCGTTAGTGAACGTTCACTACGATCATTACGCCAAAGAAGCGGATATGCTGTATAAAGCAAAAGTCGCCGCCGCTACTTCAAAATCAGAGGTTGACGGACTTTTTGTAGAATGGTGGAAATACCAGTATAATCCAGAATATTATTCAAAAGCAGACATGATGGAACGATGGTTCGGAAATGTCCTTGAAGATGATCGAGTACATGGCGAGAAACAGCCGTTATATTCAAAAAGCACATCCATGATTGGAGAGTTGACTGATGATTCTACCGGGCTGGTATGTACTCCGTCCACGGAAACTACGGCCGGATCAGATCCATTCGCACACCTTCCACAGTTCTGGTGTATCGAAGTATCGGCAGAGAAAAATGCTGATGGATCTCACGAAATCTTTTATGTTGAGCACATTGATGATACCGCAGATGTAAGATCCGGAGAACACCTTTGCTGGGTACTTCAGAAAAACACTTGGAAGCGCGAATGGCAGGACGCAGAGTATAAATACCTGAAGACCAGATGCCACCCGGCTTCTGGTTATAAGAGATGGCCAGAGGGAACTGATCGAACCGGTAAAGTACATGAGTACATGGCACATCCGAAATATTACGCTGGAATCGGGGCAGATGGAAGAATCACCTGCGGAACCGGTCTGAAACCGTTAAATCGTACATCACATCAGGTTTCCCTTACGAAATGGAGAGCAAGAGGGCCGCAGTACGCTGGAGCATCAGGAAGCCTTGTAAAATTTCTTGACGTAATGGTACGCCTGAAATATGGACGTAAAGGAAATTCCGGAAAGATCGAAGGCTGCACAAACTACAATTTCCAGTACACGGCGGCAGTAAGCGAAACCGGAGTAGAGCGTGTGATTCTGACTACAACTCAAGCGGCAAACCTTTTCGTAGGCTCTGCAGTTATGATCGGCGTGAAAGGCGATTCGACAGACAGAAATCAGTCATACAACTATTCCGTATGTGATGGCGTACTGATTACCGATATTAAAGCAGTACAGATTGACGGAACAGATTACGCAGCGGTCTATGTAGACAATGGCGGTAAAACATTTGATACAACTGCCAACAGTACATATCTTTCCACAAGTCCGTATTATTCAGGATGGAATGATAATGTACTCGGAAGAGATGGCAGCCGTTACAATTCGACTTCCGGCAAAGAGCCTGCAATGATTCAGGGCGTTGAATTTATGAATGGAGCCTACATGATTATTGCGGATGAACTGTGCCAGTGGGGAAAAGATGAGGAGGGAAATTATACTTTCGACCTGTATAAGTGTTACGATCAGACCAAATGCGGAAACGCTATTGACGCAAATTACATCAAGCTGGATGTACCAACGATAGTATTGCCACCAGATACACCAAACTGGTCCTGGAAATACATTCCAGATAATGCAATCTGCAAAGATGCTTTATGGCCAGATGGTGTAGACGCAAGCGGTAGCGGCGTTGGAGTTGGGGCTGGCTTCAATTGCAATCCTGCCGCCTCGGGTGTTCGTGCCTCGTGGGTCTTCGGTAGCTTGAACGGCGGTGGTCATGACGGTCTCGCCTGCCGCCTTTCGAGCATTTGGGTCAGTAGCGGCAATTGGGACGGAGCTCCTGGAGCACCTGGTAGCGAGGGCTAATGCGGGGTGAATCGTGAAACGAGAGGGGCAGCAAGCCCCTTTTATCTTATTTGCAAATAAAATAAAAAACAGGGTTATGCGGTGTCTTGGGGCTGGCTTCAATTGCAATCCTGCCGCCTCGGGTGTTCGTGCCTCGTGGGTCTTCGGTAACTTGAACGACGGTGGTAATGACGGTATCGCCTGCCGCCATTCGAACATTTGGGTCAGTAACGGCAATTGGAACGGAGCTCCTGGAGCAACTGGTGTATTATATAGCAATGACAATCATTGCACCGTATAATCCTCGCTTATGTGCGAAAATAGCTTGAAACCAGCGAGGCTAGTACCTGCGGGGAAAGCCACGGAAGCAACCAGATGAAAGAAGATACATGAAAACATATTGTAAACCATCACAGGTAAACATAGAGGACTGGGAATATAACGAGATAGCCATTTTGAACTGCTTCAGGAACAAGAAAAGCAGACATGATTTTCAGAGATTCTTATGTAGTACCGGAATGATAACGAGGCAGGAGATTGCACAAGATCTTCTGGATAAAAGAGCTGACAGAATCCTTACGGCAGAACAGGTGCTCGCAAAAATACTTACACGGAGAATTATTGACAGAGATCTACAGCTGAAACCAATACGTCAGTTTCAGAGAATGGATGGTCTGACACACAAGGTAAGAGACATTTGCCAGGAAACACCGAAACAACAAGCTTATGAATATATTGCAGTCCATGCACTGAAACCTTTGTTCCAGGCAAAGATTATGCCAATCCAATATGGGAGTATTCCGAAGAGAGGCGGTATTGCCGGGAAACGGAAGATAGAACGATTACTCCGGAGAAGATTCAAAGTTCAAAAGATTACAGCTATCAAAGGAGATGTAACAAAAGCTTATCCTTCGGTCACAGTTCCGGTCGTCATGGAAATGCTGAGAAGGGATATAGGCAAGAATAAAGTTTTACTGTGGTTCCTGGAAGTTCTTATGAGCAATTATCCCGGGAACCATCTTTGTATCGGAGGATATCTTCCGGCATGGCTGTTCAATTATGTTATGTCCTATGTACTGAGATTTTTGTATGAACAGTGCCAGATCAGAAGGGGCAAGAGAAAACGGCTTGTATACGCGGTCGTATGTTACGCAGACGATTTTACGGTTTACGGAGACTTGTCAAAACTCAAGAAAGCAATGAAGAAAGCAACCTCATGGGCGGAAGACCGATTAGGCTTGAAAATCAAGGATATCTGGCAGTTCTATCCGGTAGTATCCTTGGAAGAAGAAAAAGAAAACCAGAAAGAGAGACAAAACGGAAGTAAGAAACGAACGCCAGGCATTGACATGATGGGATATGTGATCCGGAGAAAATACACAATCGTCAGAGGAAGGATATTCCGCCGGATCCGCAGGCAGACATTGAGAGCTTGGAAAGATCTTAAAGAGAAAGGCTATGTTCCATGGTGGCGAGCCTGCCGGATAACAGCTTATAAGGGATGGATCAAGTACAGCAACAGCCAGAAATTCGCGGAAAAATATAATTTTGAAAAGTTACTTAAAAAATGTTCATACAGTGCAAGTAAGCACGGAAAGGAAGTAGAGCGTGAGAAAAGAATGTTACTTATCGCAGCCGCCAGTAGTGGAAACGCATACATTTGACGGCATGACAGATCTGATCCTGAGAAAAAATATTGAACAGGCAGAGAAAGAAGACTTCCAGAACGGAGAGAAAAGAGCCTATACCGTATGGGAATGTGAGGAGACTCAGTATCGTCACAAAGGAGAACTCAGAAAAGAAGATGTAGAGAGCAAATTCGACTACTGGTTTGCAATCGCAGAAGGGAAAAAAGAGATTGATGCAATCGATGACCAGGCAAAGACAGATAACGAACCATCAGTAGCAGAGAGACTGGATGCCTTGGAAAGCGGTCTTGCAGAGCTGGCGGAGGTGATGTGTAATGGCTAAATTTTACAAAGTAAGAATTGAAATGGGAAAAATGACAATCGACCAGGTACCGGAACGGTGGAGGGAAGAAACAAGGAAACTTTTAGAAGAGGAGGAAGCATGACAGCAGGAATCCTGCTCATTGCATTCCTCATCGGGATGATTGCAGGGGTGGGAACTACGTGCTTAGTGCAGGCAAGGAGTATGGCAACAAAATTACAAATCATCAGCCGCTTGTGGTCACATATTGCAGATCTCCAGTTAATGTTGAAAGGAACGTCCAGCAAAACACTGAAAGAGGTCGAGAATGAGATTGATGTCACAGAAAACCTCTGCCGGCCCTATGCGGATGCGGACGATGAAGAATTATTCAACAGACAGGATTAATCCTGACGTGAAGGAGGAAAAAACGAAATGAGTCTTACAGAGATTTTTTTCGGCGGAGGGGGAGCGGTCGTTCTCCTCCTGTCATTAGTACAGGTATCAAAGATACAGATCAACCCCTGGACATGGATGGCCAGAAACGTAGGAAGGGCCATCAACGGGGAAGTGATGGAGCAGGTCAAAGGCCTCAACAAAAAGATAGAGCGCATGGAAGTCAACCTGAACGACGCAAGGGCGGCGGATGAACGCCGGGATATTGAACAGCGGAGAGTCAGGATCTTGCGCTTCGGTGAAGAACTGCTCCGGAACATCCGACACACGAAGGAACATTTTGACCAGATCCTCATAGACATTACAGCTTATGAGAAATATTGTAGTGAGCATCCAGAATTTGAGAATGATGTTACTACAGAAACAATCGGGCATATCAAGAATGTATATCACCAGTGTTGGGAAGAGCATTCTTTTTTGTAAGAAATGAGGAAATTATGTATCTGAAAAGAAAATTTAAGAAGATTGTTGCAGCTGTGAGAAAAGCTGGAACATTGAATTTAGTGCTGATGATCGTCGGCGCTTTTTTTGTGTGGTTTAACTGGCAGATGATACAGACCTTCCGGATGTATGGCAGTATGCCGGAGACTTATGCCTGTGCTGTCGTGGCAGCAACAATCGGTGAATGCGGCATCTGCGGCTGGATTCGAACAAATAAGGACAAGCGTCAGGACCGTGAATGGCAGAAAGAAGACGAAGAAGAGAACCGGGAGCGTTACGGCACTCCTGATATAGAAACTGATAACACAGAAGAAAACGAAACGGAGGAAGAAGCATGAATTTAGAATTATTTTTACTTATGCTGATGATTGTATCAATTTTTACAGGACTGTTCACGGAGGCTATCAAGAAGACTCTGGACGAGTTCAAAAAAACTTATCATTCGAACTTTCTCGCCGGGATTGTAGCCGTTGCCCTGTCCGCAATGGTCGGGGCTGGATATATGATCGCAACCGAAACACAGATTAATGAGAAAATGGCGGTATATCTGATTGCTCTTGTACTGTTATCCTGGCTGTCAGCGATGGTCGGATACGATAAAGTACTTCAGGCAATCGAGCAGTTCAGACGAAAATAAGGAGGCTCTATGCAGAAAAAGAACATTGAAGTCCTGAGAAAGATCCTGTACGCAGTTGAAAGCGGCAACGAAGAGTACGGGAAACAGAACTACGCAGAATTTGACGGCGTTGGAGAAAACAGCTCGAATGAAACAGCTATCACCATCGGAGCCGGTCAGTGGTACGCTGATGAGGCAAAAGAACTGTTATATCGAATTCAAAGAGCAAATCCGGCGTTATTCAAAAAAATGGATACGGCCGGACTGGAATCAGATCTGTTGTTAAAAAGCTGGGCTACATACGCAGTAACCGCCGGATCTGCGAAAGGGAAATGCATTATCAGTATCATCAGTACACCGACTGGCATTAAATGCCAGGACGCACTGATGGAGGACCAGATCACCACATACGCCGCAAGTATCGCAAAAACATACGGAACCATGTCGGACACCGCCATGATGGAATGCATTAACATCTATCATCAGGGCAGTGCTTCAGCACTGAAAAGAATCCTGGCAAAAACAGCGAAACCTTATACTGCTGATAAGATCTATGCAACATTACGGGAAGATCTGAATGATCCGGTACAGAACCAGGTAGGAGATTATGAGAGCCGGCAGAAAGCAGTCATCGAAATGATTCACAAGTATGCCGATGATAACACACAGAAAGGAGAAACAATAATGGGAGTAAGAATGTCAAATTGCGGGCATGACGAAAACGGGAGATATGCAGGAGGAAAAGCAGGCGATCAGACCGGAACGGAGTGGTACCTTCGACCTTGGTATAGCTATTCGAATAGCGGATGGAATTATATCCTCCGCTGGAAGGATGAAAACCTTGGAAATCTGTTTGCCGATCTGGCCATCGAAGCAGCACTGAATGATATGATTGGCTACGATCAGGGAACGGCAGGAAATTCCGGTGATCGTTATACTTTCCGACAGCAGATGAAAGCGGTTGGGTACCGGCCTTCAAAAATCGTGAAGCCATGTGAGTGTGATTGCAGCGAAGGAACAATCGTACTTATCCAGGCGGTAGGACACTTGAAAGGCATCAAAGAGTTGCAGGAATGTAATGCTACATATACTGGTGACATGATGGATTATTTCAATTCTGCGAAGGGAAAGAAATATTTTACAGTTCTGCAGGGACAGTATCTGAAAGATTCAAGTCTCGCAAAGAGAGGAGACATCAACCTGAACACCGGACATCACGTAAATGTAACGGTGGACAATGGTTCTAATGCAGGAAAAGGAAGTGCGACAAATACCAGCACAACAAAAAGTACGGCAACATTAACGAATAAGATTGAGGTACAGCTCCCGGTGCTCAAAAAGGGCAGCAAAGGAGTAGCTGTGTCCATGCTTCAGGCCATGCTCAATGTGAATGTTGACGGAGACTTCGGAGACGATACAAAAAAAGCTTTGAAAGCATTCCAGAGTAATGTCAAGATCACGGCTGATGGAATCTGCGGAGCGGACACCTGGAAAAAGGTAGTTGAGCATATGAAGGCGAATACACAGTAATTCCGGTTGCAGGTTGTATCGGAATCCAAAGCAAAATGAAATATATCACACACGCCCTGGTCCTTCGGGATCGGGGCTTTTTTTTATTTGTAAAAATCATGGAATACTGTAAGAAGATATGCTATTATAAAAGAGCTGCCGAACCTCCAGCAGAAAGGAGGTGAGCCTGATGGACAATATCGTAGCACTAATTCTTGTCCCTGTCGCAGTAAATGTAATTAGCTACTGCATTTACAAGTGGCTGGACAGAAAGGACAAATAGGCAGCATAACAGCCTAAGGCATAAGCCACCTACATAAACGGAATAGAAAACCCCGGAAGTCTCGTACACTTCCGGGGTTTTCGTTTGCTTTCGATGGACCATAGCACTAATCCTTAGCTGTTATTATCATATGCCATAGTCAGCAAAATGTCAACTTCAAAATATTGAGTTTATCAAAGTTTCCCGATGCCTGAATGGTGTCGGAATTTTTTTATTTGTCCCGGGATAATTCTGGTGAAAATGACCATATGTATTAACTATATTTATATACTAAATACTAAGTTTAAATCTCGTCAAGCCGTTTGTAAGCCAATTTATCCCGGCCATTGTTGGAGGAAAAATCTGGTGCAAATGAGCATATATCTTTATCTTTCTCTTAATCTTATTCTAAACCTAAGTCTCAGTCAGCCAAAGGCTTAAAAGCGGCTGACAAATTAAAGCCTATATTGTCTGAAAAAAGTGATGTTTTTCAATAAATAATAGTTAAATCATCGGTATTGAAGTAAAGAGTTGAATATTCATCTCCATTGTTTGGATCAGGATAATACCTTGCTTCAATTTGACGTGCGCTTGCATCGACCTTAGGCGCTCTGTTTACTTCAGAAATAAGTACAGTGCTTTCGGGAGGAATATCCGCAATTCGGTTGTCATTGTAAACAGGCAGATATTCCGAGACTTGAGAATATTTTGCCAAGCAGCAGCCATAACCAATAGAGTTTAAAATAGGCATATCCCAATATGCGTTTGTGATGAAGTTTGAAACATCTATGGTATAGACAGTTGCAGTTTGATCTCCCACAACGTTAACATCTAAATATCCGCTATAAGCTCCCCAACCATCATGCGTGAGATCCTGAGAAATGACTTTTACTATTGTTTTGTGTTCAAGAGATACGCTTTCTTGATAATGGTCAGCGTCAATTTTGGTATAAGTCGGAACATACCATGGAGTGGTTAACGGTGTAGAACTAAGCTTTTCTGCATTGGATGGAGTTGGACTTATTTTCTCTGCTTCTGAATCAGTGAGCGCAACGTACCCATATAAGCCAACATACTGAGGCTCTTCACGACCGGAATCACTATGCCCACGACCATGAATAGACGTATCAAAGACGGGCTGTTCTGCTGAGTTATCTGCCCAACAGGTTATTGGAAGAATGAAAGACAAAAATAGTGAAAGTATTAAATATTTTAAGGGGTGGGGTAAAACTTTGTTCTTTTTCATAGAAAAATCTCCTTTTTTTGTTTAAGGATACCACCCCCGGAATTTCAGTGCAACAGCATTAAAATGAGTTTTTTGCTTCGATTTATGTAGAATAACTCATGGAGATTTTTTTAAATCGTCTGACATAAGCAATATAGTTTGTCCATCCTTTGTTTTTATGGATAATTCGCAATCGAGCGCAGCACTAATTTTAATGAGATCATCAGCGGAAAAGCTGTCCCTGGAAAATTTATTTCTAACAGCCTGGATTGATATATCGAGTGGTGCGGCCAGATCTGGTAATTTATGTCCAGTAATGCTGAGCAGCGCCCTGAGTTTATTTGATACAGACATAATATATTCCTTTCATTCCATAATTTTCCAACAAATGTTAGATAACCAGAGTATAACATATTTGGTTATAACCAACAATGTTGCGACATAAAAAACTCATATTTTGTAAAAGAGGGTATTGACAACTACTAACTACGTGTTAAATTATAATCATAAAAGCAATAAACAACACAAAAACGAAATAAAATTAGACATAATGTATATGAGGAGGAAATAGAACATGACAGTAAAAAATGTTATTAAAGGATATATGGCTCATGATGAAATCGAAAGATTGACTATTATCAATCCCGACAACGATGACATAGCGTTATACGCCGGAACGTTTGAAGGTTATATGAAACCATGCGACTCAATGAAAGATTATAAAAAAGAAGTAGATAGCATGGAAGTTGCCAAGAGCGCAGTGAATTGCGGAAATCAGTTATTTATTATTGTCAAATAGCCGAAACGGTCAGAAATGATCGTCCACTGTAACCTGTTGGCAGTAGGTAAGAAACCAAAGGAATGAAATTTATATAAGTGAGGTATGCGGAATGAAGAAGTATTTGATTATTTTCACAGAACGGTTTCCTGAATGTTATGAAGGAACAAGACAATATTGCAAGACTGTTGACACTAAAGCAGAGGTCAAAGAAGAAATCAGGAAGTTGAAAGAATCACCGTTCACAGTTTCGTTCACAGCTTATAAGGTTGGTGAGTATGGACTGATGACGGTTGTTGAATAAGTCGAAACGGTCAGCAATGACCGTCCACCGGGAATGACCGCCCGGTGCTGATGATGGCAGGTCAATGCGGTTGGTATTGGACAACAAGTTTTACTGATTTTTAAGGTGAAAATCAGGGGCGGTAAGCAAGACTGAGTAGAAAACGCCTGAAAATGCTCAATGTAGGATAACAAGTTTGCTGGTTTTAAGGCGAAACCAGATACGGGAGCGGAAGCACCGGATCAACACTGCACGGGCTGTAAAGTATGAGGCGGCCATATAAATTCGCATACCCAATCGCCTATTTTTTTTATGGCACAAAAAAGAGATTTGTAGATTGATAATCTACACCCCTGGGCGGTACAGGGGAATGCCAGAACTGAGAAAATAGAGATATGGAGGGCATGATTTTATGAGCAAAGAATATAGAAAAAGATTATTCGCTCTTATGGATGAGATTGATGAACTTGCAAAAATGGGAATCAGCTTGGAGAGAGAAGAAATTTCAGGCGAGGCGGAAGTGCCACAGAGGTCAGAAAAAGTACAGCCTAAAATCGAAGTGAAGAAAAACAAAATAGAAGAAATTCCAGAGGAACCTACCGGCCCGAACCATGATACAACAAGACGGTACAGTGCAAATTTCAAGAAATTTATAGTAAATATGCATAAGATTCAGGGAATGACATTCGATGAAATTACACAGCGGTATGGCGTAGCAAAAGCTACTGTTACAAAATGGTGTACTGATGCAAGGTACGTTGACGGGATCAATCTGGAGGCGATGAAGTCCAAAACAGAGGCATTGGAGAAAGAGAACGAAAAGCTGAGAGAAGAAAATGCGAGATTACAGAAAATGATTGCTCTTGCATTCGGACAGGGATTGGAGGCTCAAGGATGAAAATAAAAGATTTTACAGTGGGACAAGTTGTATATGCGTTTTCGTATGAGGATATAGCGTTACTAAAAGGATTGAAGCCCCAAAAGTATACCGTTGCGAAAATTGGGCGGAAATACCTGTATGCAGCTAGAGGGGAAGACGTAAACATCAAAACTGTACCAGACTATTTGCTGATAGGATTTAAAGAACCAGATTATACGGATGATTTTTTAGAAGAAAATATTGATTATGGATATAAGGAAATATTATTTCCAGATATGGAAATAGCAAAAGATTATTACCATAAAAGAAAACTTGTAAGATTTCTTGCATCAGGTGTGAAATGGGAAAGCTACACATTGGATGAATTAAAAGAAATACAAAAAATCCTGGGGGTACAAGTATGACAGCATTACAGCAGATATTCCAAGGCTATTACGAAAACCGGATTGAGAGCGATGAACCGGATCCGGAAAGAATGGCAGTTACATATAAAAGGGTTCTTGATACTTTGAATGAGCTACAAATCGGACATGGCGGTATAGATGATATTATGTTATGGGTAAGTCAGTACGGAGCAGCAGCGGAGGAAACAGGATTCTATGCAGGTTTCAAGATGGCATGGGAATTATTGAAGAATATGCAAGAGGGCGCAGAGTAAAGCTAAAAAAGGATGGCTCAATAAAATGAGCTGTCCTTAATTTTTTTTCTCATTTTTTGTAAAACAGGGTATTGACACTACTAACCTACGTGTTATATTAAACTCAATAAAATGAGTCCAATGTACAAATATGAGTAAGGAGAAAGAAGAATGAGAAAATTTGAAGTCGGAAAAAGATATGAAAGCGGCGCTGTAAAATTTGAAATTGTTGCAAGAACAGCAAAGACAGTTACATATAAGCTGATTCAGCATGCCGGAAGAATAAATGAAAGAGCAGGAGAAGCAAAGAAAGTAAAAGTTAAAGACTGGGGAGACACAGAGTATTTCTTTACAGGTATTTATGAAGTGATGGCATAGGAGGAAAAACATGGAAAGCTACGAACTGGCAAATGGAGATATTTATGATCTTATTCATTTTACAGATGAATGTGCAGTAGTCAAAAATGGAAGCATTGTGTATTGTGGCTCGTATGGAGAATGCAGAAGATACATAGAGGCGATGAAAGAGATTATAAGATTAAAAAGATTGTAGGAGGACAAAGGGCATGGCACAGATTATTCAGTTTCCAGTAAAAACGCAGGCAGTCAGTAATGGTTATGATAATCTTTCCAGACTGATTGCTGTTGCAGCTACAAAAGAGGTTCTCAATTTTTATGTTGAGAGTATAGAGCAGTTGGAGAAAACAGGAAAACTGCTGGATGGCGAGGCACAAAAACTGACAGAGCAAGGACGAGAAAAACGACTGGAGATGGCAAAACCGGATCCAATAGAAAAAGAAGTTGCTGAGGCTTCTGGAATGTATTGTTATACGCCAGAAATGGGAGTCCAGAAACCAGATTGTCAGATGGAAGCATCCAGAGGATATTACGGAAAGCACTGGTTCATTGATACTCCACTGGAACTTAAAGGCAGAGGCATTGAGTTCATAAAGAAATATCAGGAAAAAGATTTCTGTTCAAAAGATCATAGAGTTGGCTGGAATGAATACCGGGTAACGAATAGAGCTTTTGAAAAGCTCCAGGAACAGTACACGATCAGCCAGGAGTTATTTCTGGATTGATTACATAGTGCCGACCGGAGGCGGCAAGACCTCCGGAGATGGAGAGAGCATGAAAAATATGAAACCGATGTTACTAACAAACAACCAGAGAAAAATGCACGGGTTACCGCTGTGGAGAAAGAAGAACTGCAAAAAGAGGTCTGACACACGTTTTGAAGTGGATGAGGCAATCAGAGCATTTATTGATTATTGTAATCAGGAGTAGGAGGTACGGAGATGGCAGGAAAAAAAAGAGTAATTTCGTTTGGATTCACTGGAGAGTTTATTACTCAGATCGCTAGGGAGTGGTTTTACTCTGGAGAAAAGAGTATTGAGACAATCATGGAGATCCTGGTGGACAGCATGACCGGAACAGATACACCGAAGGCCCGGATCCAGAGGTACGCAGAAGATATCCTGATGGGTAGAGCAGCATTGAAAGGCAACACCGCTGACAGAACCTACCATCTGGAAATGTATGAGCCAGGAGAAGAGGAAGAGCTGCCGGGGAACATGAATGTCTGGAAAATACCTCGGTTGAAAAAAGACTTGAAGAGTGACCTTGATCGAATGACAGAGAGGTTCAATATAGCAATGGAACATCTTTCAGAAAGCGAACAACGGGAAGTAAGAAGAGAACTGGGTGAGGAAACGGAAGAGGATAGAGAACAAGAGAGACTTGATAGTTTCATAACCCGGATGACGGATAAAAAAGAGCATACAACAGGAGACTACGGATGGCTGGAGCCGAACGGAACCTTCCACGAAGTTGAGTGGGGAGAACACCAGGACTGGGCGAACAGATACGTGGAGGAACATTTCCCGGATCAATGCGAAGATATAGTAGAATCTGGAGACTGGCTTACAGACCGGGGCTGGGTACTGCTTCATAATCCATCACAGGGGATCGCATTTGCAACCGGGAGCCTGGTTAGAGACATGACAAAAGCGCAAAAAGAGTTCTTATATGATTATTATACGGAGCGAGATTGCAAGAGAGAAGCTAATAAAGTTTGGAAGGAGTAAAAATGTGGAGCATACCGAATGAGGATGAATACTGGGAACGCCGCCGGGAGGAACGGGAAAAACCAAGGGAATTCAGAAAAAGTAGTGCATGGGATGAAGACGAACCAATCTACAAAAATGGCAATTTGTTCCTGGATGGTGAAACTGAGGAGATTGAAAAGGAACGGGGCTATCCGCTGGAAGAACTGTACGAAGGCGATCTGCTTGAGATAGTGGAGGAACAGAAAGGAATCGTAGCTGATTCGGCAGAATGGAACGGTAACTGGGAGTGTATTGAATACCGGTACCGAGTGGCATAGGAGGAAAAAATGCAAAACATTGTAGAGTTTATCAAAGAGGAAATGTCAAACAGAGGAATGACATACGATTTATTGGCAGAAAGGGTGGGGACAACCCGGCAGAACCTTTGGACGAAGCTGAATAAAAATACCAGACCAAATTTCGAGACAGTAAGAAAGATTCTTGCGGCATTGGACTATGATCTGGTAGTTGAGAAAAAGAAAGGTGCAGCGGATCCGGGAGAAAAAGAAATTGCAGATTTTTTTGCAAGTACAGATGAAGAACAGGTCAGCTATGAATGTGTTCAGGCATTGTTTTCAACAATGGGGTATTCTCTGGAATTAAAAACTCACAAAATTGAGCAAAATGTAAAAGAGGGTATTGACAACTACTAACTACGTGTTAAATTATAATCAAGAACTCAATATAATGAGTTTGTGAGGAACGAAATTCAGAGTTCTGAAAGGCAGGTGAGAAAGTGGAGGAATACAGCAACATGCCAATGACAGCAAAAGAAGCAGCCCGGGCAATGATGTGGGTAAAAGCACAGGGGCTGAGTGATAGCAAGGCAATAGAACTTATCAATTTTATCACTGACACAAATGTTCCGAACGGAACAGAGAAAGAGGAAACACCAGAAACAAAAGAATAAGGCTCCGGAGCCTACCTGAGAAATAGAACCGGAGCCAAAATCCAACGAACCGGGGCGGTTTTCACCTGCCGCCGCCTCGGTTTGATATTAACACAGGAGCAGGAAGAAAACAAGGGGGTGCGATATTGAACGATGAAATTGTGATCTGCAAAGAATGCAAGAAACCTGAATACTGGGGCAAAATGAGATGGCTCAGTGGCCAGTGTGTATGTCGTGATTGTTACAAAGCCAATTACGAGCAGGAAACCAAAGAGCCTTACACATGGGATGATTTGGACGGGAAACGTCCAACGATGGATGAATACAGAGAACAGGAGAGAAGAAAATGCGAAAATATGAATTGAGTATCAGTGTAGATTATGTTCCGGGATGGGGCGTAACAGAAGCAGTAAGAGAGTTTTTCCAGAACTCCATTGATGAGGAAACCAGAGACAGCAGCAACAAAATGTTATTTGAATATGACGAGGCAGAAGAAAAACTGATAATCGGAAACAAGCATAGCGAGCTGGATATTAAGACACTTCTGTTCGGAACGACCACTAAAAATGATGATGATGCAATGATCGGGAATCATGGAGAAGGGTACAAAATTGCAACGGTTGTTCTTTTGAGATCAGGAAAAACAGTTGTATTTAACAATTACTGCAGGCGTGAAGTGTGGAGACCAAGGCTGGTAAAGTCCAGA